CTATAGAAGAGAGCTAGCCAGGTCTTTAAACCTGTTCGAGATGGTTGTGGTTCTGCTTCCCGACGTCCCCACAGTTTCTCCCGATTACTTACGGGTTAAAAAGATGTCATGTCCGTCTCCAGCCGGTTGACACTAATTAAAGTGTGACATCAACGGGCCCCCCTCCGATTATGAGTGAATTTCAAAATTTAGTTCAGCCATTAAAGGAGGGAGAAGTTGCTCAAGTATCAACATGAGTGAATTTTGTGCCATTGATCTGTAAAGATTAGTTTCGTACCAAAACAAGACGAATTGAGAGCTGATCAAGTTGAAGAAATCCGTGTCGTATTCCCAGTACCTAAACTCAGACCAGGAAACACCTTTGAACACCACTTCTCGAGCCCTTCCGAACCCCAGTTTTGCAACAAGTTTTGAAAACACGGCCTCATTTTTAAACAATGATGGTTTCCTCTCATCAGGAGTTTTATCATATATTGACTGAAAGAATCCACTGGCTTGCATAGTGCCTTTGGCCGTGGGTACCATCAGAGCCTTCTGATACGGGAGATCCTCAGCTTTCACAGCATGTCTACCATTCAGCAGGGTGACCAGTGAACGTCCAAAATCAACTAACTTGGCGATGGTACGTCTTTCAGTAAATAATTTGCGTTTGAATGATCTCATTGAACGGTGGCTATGATCAGCAGTTATTTTATACTCAGTGATTTTCCTTCGTGACATCTCAGCTGAGAACGAGCCGATAAAGGACCTATCCAATTCATAGACAGTGTCGACCAGTTTGTGTCGTCGGATGAGATGCTTTATGATATTTTTGGAACGCAATGTCATGTCATGGTGTAAGTTCTTGACCTCATACTCTGACACAAGTGATGGACCCCCGACTCTCAGCGAACTGACACCAAACCCTCCTTCTTGTCGTGGTGTGTGTAGGACGCGATGATCTATGTCCCCTACTTTGTACGACTTTAGAACCTGATCAACATCGTCGTACATCATGGGTTCAAGTCTCTTGACTGTGTCTATGTCACCAATTCGACTGAACAACTGGAACCAGTTAGACACGGCTGTCTCAACAGCTTCGTTGACATCACTTGGTTCTCTAGACTTTGGGTTCCGGTAACAGATGGACACCAACATCCTGTTGGCGTACCCGTGAACTATCCCCTTTCCCTTGATTAACTCAGTCACCTTACGCAAGAATTCGTCACACGTACGAGACATGATTGCTAATTTTTCATTTATCTTAATGTCGCATGATTTATAAAAGTCCAAAACCTGCTGTGCCTCATCGAACGTTTGCGTCCACACCCGGGTGTCATCCCCCAGAGCACACAAATTTCTGTACCTGATTTTGGTCAACCTGGCGCATGTTAAGAACTCTGCGAGATTAATTATCGTGTTGAACAGTGCAGTCCACTTCCATCCCGACGATAACCCATTTATGATTCTTGCTCCGTCAATACGCGTACCCGGGAAATGAATCGTGGAATCCCTGATGGCTAACTGTATCCTGTTAAGTGCGTCATGGGAATGACTGTCATCAGGATTGAGCCTTTTTCTGATGACTCTAATGATAGCGTCAATCATTTCGAAGTTCGTCTGTCGTTCGAATCCTGTTTGATCAATTGGCAAACAGACTTTATCGGCTTGATTGATATGTTTGGCCTGATAGGTTTTGTCTGCCATGAAATCAAAATTGTCAAATATTGGTGATGACTGTTGATGCTTAGGATTCACCATTTTGTACTCAAGTTTGTCCAAATATGACATCTTCAGGTACATGTCCATAGATGAGTTAACTACGGGCCTGTTCCTGATTGGTTCAGATTTGTCAAATATGTAATTGTCAGAGGTCGTTTTGTAAAACAAGCTCATGAGTTGATCATGATCAGAAAAAAATCCTGCTGTTCGTTTGGTTTGTTTCAATTTTTGGATCTTGCCGTCAACCACAACATTAGGTGCCTCAGCCAGTCCTTTAGCCGATCCCGAGACCGCCCATTCATGTGGTGAATCGATGAATTCATCCGGGGTGTAATCATTAATAGGCACATCTTCACTTAACAGTTCTTCGACTGATAGTTCAAATTGTTTGATAAACTCTCCCTCAGACCCATCTATTGTGTGTTTGCTCATATCAGTGGTCAACAACCATGATTCAAGATCTTCCACATAAGCTTCAGTGTCATAAGTCAAACTGAATCCCTGCAGTCTGGCCAAATCTATAAATTGTTGCCAGTTTGGAGACCAATCATTGTTGAAGGCTTTTATCATGTTGGAAAATTCCTTCATGACCTTTGACACTACATTGTAAGTGAGGTTGTATGTCATACAAAACGTGAGCATGAATTTATAGATCATAGGGTTGATGACTTTCATTATACCGAGACAGTCCGAGAGGTATGCCAAATGATAGTTCCAGCTCCCGGGCCTAAAACGCTTTAGTTGGTAAAGTTTGTCACCCATGAACCAATTCTGGTACAACACGTCGTGTTCATCCTGATATTTCATCCACGTCCCTATATCACTATTCAGATACAATTCAGTTTCGGCATCCCAATGTTTAATTACATTCTGTTCTAATTTGTCAATCTTGAACTGATCGAACCAACTAGTTTGACCGAACTTGTGAATATATCTGTTCCAAAGGTGTTCCATGTTCTTAGCATTCTCGGACCGATCCGATGACTGAAGGATCTCGGTTGACCAAGACCTACCGATGTCATCACGATTTGATTGTCTGTTGGAGATCATGAAATCTCCGAGAATTGGCTCACGGTCACCAATGTCTGAACCGGAATACTCGACTGTACCTACGAGCAATCCGTTTAATCTCTTGACATCATGCCTGGTGTGTACCAACATCAATTTGCCAGCAGATCTATTTGCCCAGCCTTCTGGGAATGTTTCATCAAGTACTCCTCCTACCATCCAC